AAATAAACATAACCGATAAGGAAAGGCAAACGTGTAATGATTTTGCTGAGGCTAGGTCAGAGAGTAGTGGGCTATATAAGAAGAGGGGTGGCTTTAAGGAAGAGGATATTATCTCTGGAGCCATGGGGGAAATAGCGGTATATAAGGTCCTTAAGAAGAATGGACATACACTCCGCAAGCCTGACTTTGAGATTTACGCAAAGAGAAATAAGTCATATGATTCGGACCTTAAGAGTGGCAATAAACACTTTCACGTAAAGAGCCAAACTACTAAGAGTGCCGCTCAGTATGGTAAGTCATGGTTATGTCAGAGGAAGGACCCTTTATTTTCTAATAGTGGGTATAACCATTACCTAGTAACTACTATTGTGGATTTAGATAAGAATACCGTAGAGGTATTAGGCTTTTTCCCTATGTTTTCAGTGATCAAGAAGAATCTAATAGGTGAGTGTAAAGTACCATGGTTTAGGGATACGAAGGTAGCACTATATCATGAGCAGTTAAGTAAGGGAATCACAGAATATCAACGCTGGAGAGTAATTAATGAGTAATTTCTGGGACGAGTACGGACTATTACACGTTCAACCAAATGAGCCATCTGAGAATGGTATACTATTTGCCTCTGAGTATTATGCGTTAGAGAAGATTCATGGACATCATATATACAATGGGGATGTAGCCATAGAGTCTACGTTAATGTATAATGATTGGTATGTAGCGAATCCTCCAGAGAAGGGAGAGCATTTTTCCCATGATAACATGACTGGATTAAAATGCTTAATGTATAATATATACGGTACTGAGCTAGATACCCCTATTCTAAAGTGGAATGATAGGTACTGGTTACACCCAAGGGATATTATATTTTACAGTATATTACGATTAGAGGGATTATGTGGGTTTTTATTATCATTATTGTTATTACCGTTTTTATTATTCTCGTTGATTAGACCTAAGGGAGAGACATCGGGTAAATGCCTATGGTTCTTAAGGCTTACAACTTTACATATGAGTAATTGCGCATGGCTAAGTACTGTAGCTGGACCACTGCTAATGTTAAGTACGTTTGTATTAAGTATTAGACATGGTTCAGAGCCATGGGATGATATATTTAGTATTTACTTTAAGAATCCAATGCACCCTATAAGGGAAGGTATAAGGGAAATTTATGAGTAACGATAGAGGTTGTAGTAGAGATGATTGTACGCATATTGTAACTAATACATGGTACGACGGTGTATTAGGCTCTTACTGTAGTCAGCTATGTCTATCAGTCCATGAGAGGAGTGACTTTAACAACATCCAGCACCATGAGATAGAGAGAGAAAAAGGCAGATTAGAACGGGAGAGGATATTTATGGAAGTAGGTAAGAAGGTAAAGCCATCTGATACACAGGAAGGTGGTAATCACTATAAGAAGAATAAGATTCAGCCTATAGATTATATACATGAGAATAATCTTAGTTATATGCAGGGTAATGTAATTAAATATATTACAAGGTATAAGGATAAGAATGGTTTAGAGGACTTAAAGAAGGCTAAGCATTATATAGATTTACTTATAGAGAGGGAGTACGCGGAATCCACCGAAGGTACTGAGGAGTTACGCAATGTCTTTATTTAGTTGGATAGGGGATTTATTTGCCCCTGTAGCAGACTTAGTTGATAATGTCCATACATCTACGGAAGAAAAAGGTATATTGAGAAATAAGCTTGCGGAGATAGAGGCTAAGGTGGCTACTCGTACATTAGAATTGCAGAGTCAAATTATAGAGGCTAACAGTAAAGTAGCCATGTCAGAACAGCAATACGGTAATACTCTAAGTAGATCATGGCGACCAATTTGCTCAATAGGTAGTTTTATAGCTCTTACTTTAATGGGATTAGGTATTATTCCATGGAACCAAGTATTAGCTTATATTTATGGTAGTTTTATAGGTGTACACATGGGAGGTAGGACATGGGAAAAGAAGAAATAGACTTAAGTAAATATACTGCTGAAGAGTTAGGGTATCTCTTTGGTAGAACCTTCGGTAGAAGGGCAAATATATACCTTGAGGAGATATGGAGGAGAGCTTTAACTGTAGAGGAATCTCCTTCGGAGAAGGAAGATTTCGATAGGGAGAAAAAGAAGTAGTTATATTTTACCGAAATATCTTAAAATAGCTAAAATACCTACAATGAATCCAGAGAATTTACTTATATCTACAACTACAGATACAAAGTATTCTCTGGCTTTCTTAGGTTCCTCTAGTGAGGCAATTCTTCCCTGATTATCTAAATGCAATTCTTCAAGTACGTCTGTTCGACGCATATGCTCAAATAAATTCTTATCTATCGAATCTAGCCTTTTCGATTGCCCTTCTAGTATGGTTACAATTAGCTCTGATGATTTCTCTTTCATACTCTTCCTTGGTGAGATATTGGTTAGTCCTAGTAACCGTGCGTATCCTTATTTCTTGGAGTGAATTTCCTCTGAAATGGTTCAACAGGTTGGATATTAGGTATTGTATTTTGTTGATTAAGTTCTTCAAGTAGTATAATCTCCTGTGAAGCAGGTAAATCTGCTCGTCTAATTTCTTGTTCTAGTGATGCCTTATCAGCCGGATCGTAAACCTTACCATCCCAGCCTATTCCTTGCTCAATTAATCCCTTAGCGTCTGGACTCTTAGATAGACCATCCATAAATGCACCTATCCCAGCAGGGTCATCCGACTCAATTGTATCATTAAACGACTTAGCCGCTTCATCCCCTAACTTAGTCCTGATTAAAGCCCCTATGTTATTCTGATTCTGTTTAGCACTATCAGATGTCCTTCTTATGGGATTACCTGCTTGAGCATTTTCCATTAGAGAGATATTAGCAATAACACCACCTAGCATTTTTTGTAATTCCTCTGGGTTACTAGTATTATTTATAGCCACTAGAGCCTCATGCGCAATTTTATGCTCTGGGAAGTTCTGCATAAACTTAGATAGTTTCATGAACTGTCTAGCCACCTTAATAGGAGTTCCCGGGGCTTTTGCTACAGCCTGACCTATTAGTAAGGCTCCTGCTACAACGGGACCACCAGAGATACCAGCGGCTCCTGCCAACATAACACCTTTAAAAGATGTAAGGTTTTTTCCTATCTGGAAGGCTGAATTAGATTGAGTGCTTAGTGTATGTTGGGCTACTTCCTCTAGATGAGATGCCATGGCATATTTCTTATTAAGGTCACGTAAGGCATTAACAGCCTCATCAGCACCACCACCTACCTTAGCGGCTACCTGAGAGTCTAATACGTCTGCTAACTTACCTACAATAGCAGCTTGCTGAGACTTCATTCCAGCGTATTTAGCCGGAGTCATAGTACCACCCTTAAGAGAGGATTCAAATACATCCTCTACCTTATTAGCAATATTGACCTTTACGTTAAATAGCTCTTTAGCAGAGAACTGACGAGCAACTATTTCACCTTCTGGAGCCATTTCTGGGACATAATCAATTATTTTTCCACCTGTTAGAGGGTCCATTTTCTCTACTTTATTGTATATTGTCTTATATGTGCTTTTTGGTCTAGTTAGTACAATATCATCAATAAACTGATCTATTTCATCGAAACTAGCACGTAATACAGGAGGTAAGTTCTTAGCAAATCTACTCTTTCCACCTACTGCATGTTTAAGCTCCGCACCTAGAACACCACCGTCTTTAAGTTTAGCACCGCCTTTAAGAATAAGAGCAGCCTCATCAACTTCATCAATCAGATCACTTATCTCTCTACCTATCATGCTCTTAGCGTTAGAGGCATTTTCAGCTACCCCTTTAGGGGAGAGAACTGTTTCTAAGTTAATAATCTCATCAGCATGTTTAGCAGCCTTAGACAAGTCTCCCTTATATCTCATTTCTACCAGATTGTGAGTCTTCTTTAAGAAGGCAGAGCCCTCATTCGGACTAACAGTAGATAGAACTGTACGCTCAGCAGACCTTTTAAGCCTCTTACCGAGCTTCTGAACACCTTTTTGAACAATCTTAGGTCCGAACATACCTAGAGCCGTAAAAGCCCCTCCAAGGACCGTACCGCCTAATGCAGCCTTAGCCTTCTCTACACCCTGTTCCCTAGAACGACTTAGTGCGTTCATACCACCTAAAGCAGCATTTCCAGCTAAAACAGCCTTCTGACCTAGAGCAGCTGGACCCAATACGGCTGAAGCACCCATCTGTACTGCAAAATCTGTACCATGGAATAATTCTGGCTCCCTGCCCCTATACTCATCTACAGTCTCATTAACTGAGTCTAAGTTTCTTTGATATGATTCAGAGAATGTCTCAGCATCATTATCGGACGTAAATGTATCTATAGTAGCATTAATCGCAGAGCCTATCTGTTTAGCTCCCGGGACTGATTCAGCTATAGCTACTGGGATAGCCGCTAGACCACCTACAGAGTCCCCTATCTTATCTAGTGTAGATGGACCCTCTGACTCACTAGGAGTGTCTTGAGCCTCAAACTCCTCTAATAGTGCTAGTTCTTCAAATTCTTTTTCTTCATCAGTCAAATTAGCCATTACTGTTGCCCTCTCTTAGCTTTAAACTCTTCAAATCTCTTCTGTTTCTCTGCATCAAAACCTGATTTAATCTCATTGGATGATTTCTTTTGTCCAGATGATTCTAGTCCCATTTCCTGTCTTAATTGGGATATCATATCATCCTTGCTTAACTTATTTCTAGTAGACCTAGCATCAGTAGCGTAGCCTTTAACCTTATCCTCTAACTGAGATATTTTCTGCTTATCTATATACGCTAATAACCTAATAGTAGCCTGTCTCTCCTTATCAGTCATATTACCTGATAGAAAGCCTTTAGCGTCTGAGGCAATTCTTGCAGCAATAGCTTGAGGGACTCTAGCGTTCTTAAGGTCTGTCTCTGATAAGTTACCTACTTCACTTTGAACACCTCTAGCAATAAATGGAGCAAGAAAGTCACCTGTAACAGGCATACCTGATTGTAATAAATTAATAACAGGTGCTGTTACGTCTAACCCTTGTCTGATTTTAACTACGTCTGGCTTAGTAGTAAATGATTTAAACGACTTATCAATTCTATCTATAGCTTTATCATCTAGAGAGCGACCCTGTCTATCAGTTATACCTTGCTGTCTAATGTTAGCCTCGAAGGTCGATATCTTCTCTAAATCCTTAGGGTCCATTACCTTACCATTAGAATCAATCATCTCAGGTAATCCTGTTTTGGGATTTGTTCTAGAGTATACTGGTAGTTTACCCTTCTTTGTTTGATAGTCTGGAGTTATGTCTGTCTTACCTAAAGCGCGTTTTGATTTAGCTGCTTGTATGGCTTGATCCTCGTCTTTTTGTGCTTGTTGTGTTTCAAAGTTAGCTTGCTTCTGTGTAGCGGCTTCCTTCCCTTGTTGATGTTTTAAGAAAGCATCTCTAGCCGCACCAGCTTGCTGTATACCACCAATAGCTCCCTCAGTACCTTCTAAAGCAGCACCTGCTAAGCCACCTATGATTTGAGGTAGAAAGAAGGTTAAGGCTTCAGTAAACTGTGAAGCTGGTCCTTCCTGTCTAGGTGCACCTTGCTCTTTAGCTTCAATGTCTTGCAGGACCTCTGCCTTTAGCTCTGGCTCCTCTACTTTAGATAAGGCTAGTTCTTTAACAGCTTGAGGGTTAGAGGCAATAGCAGTAGCTAATTTCTCTTCTTCCTTCTTCTTCTGCTTAAATACAATATCTCTAGCGAATTGATTTCCTTCTGCATCTTGTCTCATGGCTACTCTCGGTGTATCTTTACTTATTTGAGGTACTAGTTGTGTTGGGTCATTCTCTAGTACTGCGTTTATATTTTCTTTTGTGTTTGAACCCTCAGGGTCAATTTGACTTAAACCTTGTAGTTTTTCTTTTAATGATAATTTCTTTTCTTCTTTTTCTCTTGGTAAGGACATTACTTCTCTAGATTGTCCTCCTTGCATTAATGAGGAGAATCCTTTATCTTTATTATCTAGAGACTCTTTTTGACTTGAAGTCATTTCTGATCTATATAGTTGATCTTTCTCAATCCTCTGTATAGGGTAGTTATTAGATTTTTGCTTAACTCTACGCTCTTTACGTATAGTACCTCTTTTTTCTTTATTATTCCCTGTATCTTCTCTCATGGAATCAATGTGTATTACATTTCTCTTACTTCTTCTCTTAGATTTAGCATCAATCTCGTCTATTACCCTAAACCCTCTTCTAGCCATAGCCCTCATAAACTTACTTGTCTCTTTATCAGACTTACCGTAAGCACTTAAATCCACAGCACCAAACTGTCTATGCCCTTGAGTACCTTTACCTGTTCTTTTTCTAGAGCCTTTAACACCTGTAGGTTTAAAGTCAGTTTTATTTGTATGATTATAGTCTGCTATGAAAGCATCTAGTTCTCTACGTAATTTATCATCTTTATCAGACATTCTACTACTTCCCGATGCTCTTAGGGGTAAGACCATTAAGCTTACGACGCTCAGCCCGTAAACTAGCCATTTCCTCATCACGATTTGCCTTCCTTCTTTTCATAAAAGCCTCTAGCTTCTTAGCATCTTCCTCTTCCTCTATACTAATCTTCTTAGACTTAGATAACATTGAACTGCGACCTTCCATTTTTCCTTCCATGCTTAACGCTCCATAATATAATATACATATTCTTCATTTTCGTGATAGGGTAACATTCCAAACTTCCTTAATATCTTATCTGACCTATCTTTCTGCGAATACTCTTTATCTACATAACCCTCTACGTGTGTAATTGAGTCATCAAAATTTGCTACAAATATAGAGGCAAATTCTAACATGGCTCCTGCACCTTCCTCTGAGTATATATCATGGATTCTTAGTACATTATCTACTATTTTCCATAATATAAACATATTACCTACTCTAGTGTACTCTAATTCTAATGTAGTACCTAGATAAGCTAATACTAGCTCACTATCCGAGCGTTGATTTAACTCTAACTGACCAGTTAAGTCCTTCACTATGTTCCTCCGTTAATAAATCCCCATGTAAGATACCTGATTTAGTTATGTAATAACCTCTCTCAGTTACAATGGGATATATAATTGTATTTGTCGGTAGATTAGTTCTCTCAAACCCTAGAGAGGATACGGTATGAAACCTTCCCTGAAATTCAATTAAATGCGTAGCAGTAACTAACTCATCACCTAACTTGTAGATATGAGCATCAGCCTCACCAGAGCCAATCATCTTAACCCTTCCACCTAATTCTAATTCTTCACCTATTTTAATTTGATCAATACGCTTAAATGTACCATCAGCCATCTTTAGCTCTGCATCTCCGGTGTGACACGATGCTGCTGCTTGACTAGCGGCTGCGGCTTTAGACGCGTCTGCCTGTAACTTAGCTCCACGTTCCGCTGCACCTAATTGGGCAAACCCAAGACCAGATTGAAGAACAATATTCTTCTCTTTAGCGGCTTGTCCTAGGTCAAACTTACTTAACTCTCCGGCTGCTCCCATTAGTCTATCTGTACCTGACCGTCTAGCCTCTTCACCTTGAATGAATAGTTGTTGCTCGGCATTAGCCTGAGCCTGTTGTCCTTGTTGTGCTACTCCCAGTAGAGCCTTACCAGCCGCACCACCAGTTACACCTGATCGAGCTAGTTGTGCTTGCATGGCTCTTGACATACCTTGAGTATTGGTAGCGATACCACCCATGGCTTGTTCTCTTCTAGCGGTAGCCTCTGCCCCAGAGAAACCTTGAGCTTGCTCTCTAAGTGCTGCCATGCCTGATTGGATATCCGCATTATCACCTGCTCTACCTAGACCTTCCTCTCCGAGAACTGTTTCTCCGAAAGAAGCACCTGATATAATATCTCTAGTCTTAGCATCTACTCTGCTTAGAGGATTTGCTACAATAGCACTTTGTTGTGCTGCCTGAGACTGTAATCCAGAGGTTGATTGTTGATTAGCTACAATCTGGTTCTGTATATCTTTACGCTGCTGCTCTGTAGCATCATCACCTAAGCCCTGCTGCTGGGCTACTAGGTCCTGACCTAATCTCTGGGTATCTGCTAATTGAGTATTTATTCCAGATAGAGCCGCTTGAGCCTCTCCTGCTTTAGCTCCACCAAACTTAGCCGTAAGATCAGTACTTATACTTCTCTTCTTCTTTGGAGCCGGTGCTGTTGTAGTTGTAGTTGTTTCTGCCATGTTAAATTCCTAATTCATTTGGACTTCGCACAATGCGCTTTAAGATTCCATAAAAATGATTGTAGCTGTAACCGTTACAGCCCCGTTATTGTAAATATAGAGGAAGTCCTCAGACCAGTCCGTAGTACCCTTTGTAAGCAAACCATTACCCGTCTGACTTACTACTATATACTTTTTTGGTATGCTCGTCAACTGGTTACGTATACTTAGCTCAGTCGTTGCTGTAATTTCAACTACTTGCTCGAATGATTGGAAATTATCACCAAAAGTTAGGTGTCTCAGTCCATTAGCTAAGTCTCTAATTAGCCCTTTAATATCGCGTAATTGCTCTAGACGGAACTTCATTATTCTTTAATCTCTTTTCTATATGGTAAGGCTATATCTAGCTCATACCCTGATACGAGTACATTCTCATTAACATTATCGTTAGTGAATACTACTCTAGATGCTTTTGTCTTGTTCTGGTTGAGTTTGTGTTTAAGCGCAAATAAGCGAACTTCACCCCAAGGGAAATTACCCCATGGGCTACTACCCCAGCCAGCGGCACCACCGCCAAAATCCAAAGTAATGCTAGATATTGTAACAGCCGCATAATCATTCTCCAGTGAGGTAGTTAACGTGAATGACTGAGATTCAAAGTCATTTAGAGAGGCATCTAAAGAAAATACTTTAATTCTTCTTAGTTTCTTAAACATGGAAGGTTCACCTAGAGTCTCCCAGTGTGACTTATATGAGAAAGGTATTGGCTCAGTATGATCTGCAAAATCAAATGTTAGTCCGGTATCATGTATCTTTCTAGTATGTCTCTTTACTGAGTTTAATGCGTCTACATTCCTATCTACTAGGTATATCTTATCATTATGCTCAGTCATACCACCAGTAAAATCAAAGTTATCCCACTGATACCATGAGTCCCAGAATCTATCATATACAAATATCTTAGATGTAGCCTTGACGGTATATAAAGCACCCGATCCATTATCAGCAGTAACTGGAACCATTAATAGGAACTTTCGCTCATCAATCCAGTGAAAAGATACAGCTTGGTCAAAATTAATATTAGATGTTATCTTAAACTCAGGAGCAATCTTCTGACTCCTCTCTTGTAGTCCCTTCTCTGATACAGAGTAAACCCCTGAAGAGGATAGGAACCATAGCTCTCCGGCTATTTCTTGTATGGTATTGTGCGCTCTACAGCCTATACCTTCATCTGAGAAAGTATCTACGACAAACGCACCAGTAGATAAATCACCAGATACAACTGTAATAGCATCCTCAGTAAATACATATAACGCATTATCTAAAGATTTAATCCCTGTTATTTCCTTACCGGATGTTGTAGATACATCAAAGGAATTTAACGTAGGGAAGTACTCAGATGATTCAATATCTGAGAAGTATACTGTATTGGGATTAGAATAATTTCCTGATAGTAGTTGAATCCCTCTCCATACACAAGAGTATTTACATCCTGAGGGAGCTATCTCTCTAGATTCGGCTGGATCAACGTATAACGCACCTAAAGCTGTGTCGGCAATATTATCAGTAAACGACATTGAAGCAGCGGCTGAGTCGTTAACTAAATCAGTTAATGCGTAGAATAGATTTCCACCTGTTTTAGTTCTATATACCCTGATAGATATAGCAGCGGCTACCTTATCCCCGATTACTGTTTGAATAGATGTACCTATTACAGCCGTAGTAGATGTTATAGATTCCACCTTATGCCTTTCAACTAAAGCAGTAGCGTTGTTATATACGCACACTGTATCAAATTTCTTAATATAGTGAGGTGCTGTCATGGTTATAGTAGTACTTGTAGCATTACTAGATACTACACCCATATCAGTATTAAAGCCCGAGGATGGTACAGTAGTAGGGAAGGTTAATGTAAGTGATTTAGACGCTAACGTAGCAGAGGTGTATTCTGGTGAAGCGTCTGACTCAATAATATTACCATTGGCATCATATACCTCATAGGTAAATTTATACTTATATTCCCCCGTTAAGGCTCCAAAGAGAGTAGCACTTAAAGACGGTGCTGCGGAAGGAGCCGTAATACCAGCCTTATATACTCTAGTACCATCGTACTTAGTTAGATTAACTGATTCCCCCGTTAGGTAAAGATTATTATTAATAGCGTTTCCAGACAACATGCGGAAATCAGCATCATCCTTGTGAGCGTAGTGAGCCGTTAAGGGATTAGTTGCACTTGTCGGTGTAGCTAATTGTTCATATGCGGTAAAGTCTATATCTAATCCCGGAGTAGTGGGAATTGTAACATTATTGGCAATTGGCACGAAAGCGGCTGGCTCTGTATCTAACGCACTAGACGTAGTACAAGTAAAGTCAGTTAATGCGTTAATACCTGCTATCATAACAGCAATAGTTACAAAGCTAGACTCAGTACCATTTCCGAGGTTTAAGTTTAATACTCTAACATTATCATCATATATATCTATATAGAAATTACTATCTGCATCATTAAGGTAAAGGTCGTAGTAAGCAGAATCAGCACCACCGTAGGTAATATTGAATTGCTCAGTTAGCATCTTATGACCATTATCATCAAAGGTTAATAATTGATCCTCATATACTATGGAGTCAGTACCATCATCTTGAAAGTCCTTAAAGGAGAATAAACCTGAACCTCCTTGAGTCCTCATGTTATTCTGATATCCCCTTCTCTTAGATAACGCCCCAGTCTTACGTAGAGATGTATTTAATGTGGACGTAGCCGCACCCTGCTCTCTCTTAAGATCAGATATACGCAGGTCTAAGCCCTTGAAGTTATCAAAATACTTTATTATGGTGTTCTGTGCAGCCATTAAAACCAACTATCTTCGTTAATCTCTGGAATAGAGGTTACATCATTAGGAATTTCTTTATATGAATCTACTATCTCTACCTCTAAAAGCCCTAGTTCTTCCATGGCTTCCTGAGAATCAATAGATGAATCTCTCTTTAAAATCTTATATATACAGAATTGCTCAATATATCTCTCAGCCATGTCGGTAAGGTTAGTATCTATGTGACTAGTACCACTACGACCAGCTATAAGCCAATCACCTGATACGATAGTCTCACCTGAGTCAAATGTAAAGGATGAGTTTACTGTAACCACACCAGTAGATGTGTCAATATCATCAAACTTAATATCCTGCATTTTAATATTACCCTGCGAATCTACAACGGTAAAATACTCATCAGCCCTTTCAAGCGATGCTGAGTCTACTCCTACGGAGGCTACATCTACGGTTAAGCTGGAAATAGTATCTGTAAGTAGTGTTACGGCATCAACTTGAGCCATGCGCTTACCTAGATTATTAGCCCTTCTAACGTATGATACTCTAAGGGAGCCTGATGAATCATTAGGTGTAGGTGTAATAAATACCTTATTATTACGTACAAAGTAGTGAGAAGGAGAACCAGTAACCCCTGACTGTCTATTACGCATTGACGTTGCATTAAGTACGTAGAACTCATCCTCACTACCATTGTAACTATACTCTACTTGAGTTACCATGTTCTTGACATGGATATCGTCCGGTAGAGTAACAGTCTCCTGAGAGCGAGAAAGCGTATAAGTAGTGTCCTTTTCAAACACTCTCGGATGCTGTTGTGTTATCTTATTATGTAATCTTTGTTGACCTTCATTCAGGTAGCGTATGAACTCTCTATCCTGTATTCCAGTCTCAGATGTAAAGTCATCATTCTCTGATGAGTCTCTAGCATCTTCAATTAAGTGTAGTATATATCTTGACATTTAGTCTCCGATTAATTATTTTTTAAGTCTAAATTTCTTCTTCTTCTCTGGGTCTACGTATTTCTCTGGAGGTGCTTTCGCAGCCTTATCCCTAGCACCAAAAGTCATTATCTTATTTAGTAGCGATTTCTCTTCTTCTTTCTTTCTTGTATCTTTATCTGCCATGGTAATCCTTATACTAATGTGGATGTAAATTGTGAGGCTAATCCACTTAAAGCCTTATTTAATCTTTCAGTCTTATCACCCTCAATTCTTTCTATTCTCTCTTGGTGTTCCTGTTGTGCTTTAGCTTGAGCCGCTTTTCTACGACTTCTAGCTCCAAGGGCACCAGAAATACCCCCTATTGCACCACCTATCAATGCCCCCGGAACACCGAAAGCCGCACCTGTAGTAGCTCCTTTAACCACTCCACCTGCTACACCTTCAGAAGTACTAGTAGTAGTACCTCCAGCATCTATCATGTCTCCACCGATTTTACCTGCTATACCTACACCTGCGGAGGCACCTGCTGAGGCTGCTGTCTTAGCTCCCTCTTTAGCTGCTGTTTTAGCAACTTCCTTACCAGTCTCTTTAGCTATCATCTTACCACCCTCAGTAGCTAGTACGGTAGCCCCAGTAGATGCTAGGGCACTACCCATAGATTGACTAGTAGCCATTTGAGCCTGATTAGATACAGATGTATCCATTAAAGGACTTGATTGAGCCGCGAGTTGATCTCCGAATCCACCTTGTATTGATTGCATTTCTTTTTGTAATTGGATTTCAGCTTCCTGCATACGTAACTGTTTACTATCAAATCCACCTGATCCAGTTGTCTTACCTATTCTATTCTTACGATAAGCTCTTTTCTCATCTTCTGATAAACCAATCATTATTATTCCTTTATAATTGTATAAGTTAAAGTCGCATTTGACCCTGTACTTGTAGTTGTATATTGTAATTGATCTGATGCAATACTAAAAGTAACTCCAGTGGAATCACCTGAGTAAACCTCATTAATAGTTGCGTTATCCTGATCTAACTCTATCGTATGTGTACTAACTGAACCGTTTCTAGTTACTTTAGCGCGAATCTTACATGTCTCATCTGCACTTAGAGTAATTACAGACGCATCAGCCGCACTGGAAGTATTATCCGTTAAGGTGACACTCCCTGTAGCGTTTATTTGAGTTTGATTGGAAGTAGGTGATGTTAGAGTTGTAATCGTACCCGTTGTAGATGTTAGAGTTGTAATCGTAGCCGCTACAATGGTGGCTCCAAATTCAATTAAATCAGAAGCGTTAACTTTAACAATGTTAATGTCAGTTGAATTAGCTGCATCCCTAGCACGAAGGTATTCATTATTGGCTAATCTAATCTTAGTCCCTACAATGGCATCTGCTTGAATGGAACCTGTACCGAGTTGACTACCTGTACCGGAACCAGTGTGATTATGCTCTGCGATTTTCTGGAACGTGTCAGTCTTTAAGGTATCACCCCAGTCGGTTGTACCGTTAGTAGGTACTTTAATTTGAAGTTGACTTGCACTTCCTAATGTTAAATATGGCATGAATTATTTCCTTTTCTTTATATTACTTACGGGAAACTTTTGCGTAGCAAATAGTTTAACGAAGCTTGGTTATTTTCAATTGGGTGTATGTCTCAGTATTTGTCGTAGCCGCTGGAGATGCTACTCCCATTCCAAATGTAACATAAGCGAGTTCACCAATATGTCTAACCTCAAATGTTGTAGATGCTGTAACAACCAACTCGCCTTCTATAAAAGAATTATTAACAGCGTCAGATCCGGCGGTATTATCAGTATACCCTGCGGCACCAATTAGAGAGTCTTGAGAGTTTGTTACATCGTATAACTTTGCCTGATGGCGATCTACCTTGTAGGCTGGAGCCGAGCCGCTTACCGAGTACAATCCGGGACTAAGTGTGAATTGGTTTGCCGAAACGGAAACAAAAGAACTGTCTCCCTCTACTGTATTCAAGTCTCTAGTTTGCCAAGCTCCCCCAGTGGTATAAGTCCCCCCTTCTACATTATTCGCCTTAACGTCCTTAATATAAGCCACCTTTTGCACGGGTATAGCTGCTAGGAATTGGGCTTCTTTAGTATCTGCACCCTGCCTTGAAAATTGTATAGAGAAATTATTATCCCTAAAAACCCCTCCGTCATCCCTACATTCTACTGTACAACCTGTGGTACTTAAAACAGTTACCGCTAAATACCTATTTAAGGAATCATTCATGGTAACAATTGCAGTTGGTTTTTCAGTAAAGAATCCTGAGGTAAACACTATATCCACATTACCTGTTCCTGTTTGATTCACGCTTGCAATAGCATTTTGACCAGAAGCATTTACCCCTCCTTGCGAGGTGATTGTAGCTGTTCCATTATTTGCTATTAGTGCACTAAAGTTATTTATATTACTTTTAGCTGGAGTTACTACGTGTTCGGAGGATGCTGACCAACCTTCGATGGGGACTGTAGCGAAAAATGAAGATGTCTGCCCTGAGCCTAGAAAACCGTTACCGTTTATAACAGCTAACCCACTAGAGCTTCCTGACTGAGCACCTACATTAAAATATGTATCATCCCCTGTAGCTACTATCGTGTAATCCGTTGAGGTACTATTTGCTAGCGTTGCCTTACCAACCAACTTAAGAACCTCCCCAGTCTTAACAGCTAACCCACTAGGTAGACCTAACTGACACTCTACAGCCGTAGAAGTCCCTGCTGTTAATTTACCGTGAACCTCTAAGGAGTCACCTACCCGTCTATACTTAAAATCAACACTAGTAGGCGTACCTAGACCTTGAGTCGTAGGTGTATAAGCTGTCCAGTCTGTCATCTCCACTAAATTCTTATATACGAAGGGATTTAAACTTAGTTCTATATCATCAACAATAAAAATCTTTGCACTATTTCCAGTTACTACCTGAAACCCATATCTAATCCCTGTAGTTCCTGCTGGGATGTAAAAGCTAGTTGAGAATCTAGTCGGTGTAGACGCTGCCTCTAAGTAATCAATCGAATCAGTTAACTCAACATCATCTTGATCTAATGCAAAGAAGCGTAAATCTGAATCATCCCCATTATATGTATAATAGAAAGATACACCTACATCATTACTTGTTTGTTTAAGTTCAATATCTATATCAGCATCTTGAAGAAAGAAGTCA